CCATAAATTGAGCCGTATTACCCCCTGTAACGCGGAGCATTTCAGGAATCGTTGGCAAGTTTGGTGGTGTTAGATTTTCATTACTCATATTATACCTCTATAACAATATTAGGGTTCCAACCGGTATCTTCGTAACCGTCGTAGCCTCGTGGGTTACAAACGATACGAGTTTCGCCGATCATGTAGTCAAAAGGATGATGGGTATGCCCATGTGTCCACAGTTTGATCTGGGGATGATCCAAAATGAATTCGCTGAGTTCGCTATGATAACAGGCGTTCATTAAATGATCACTCTTATACATTTCGTGACAGCTTTGATAGCTTGGTGTATGATGTCCCACAACAACAAACTTCTCATCAAACTTACCTTCCATAACTGTAGCAAAATACTTTAGAGTATCTTTGTGACGTACAGCCGTATCGATAGGCTTAAGGGCTGTATAACCCTGATCTTCCTTACGAATAAGTCTAAAGTCGTTGAGCATGTCTCGAGCGGCATGAAGTGTAAGCGGATCGCCTTTGTTCATGTTAGTCCATACGGTGGCCCCAACGAAATTAATATCATCAATTTTCTTATAATCATTTTCTAAGAAGTAGATGTTAGGAAATTTAGCACACTCATTTCTTAATGTAGTTAACGTTTGATTCCACTTACCATGATAGAACTCGTGATTACCTGCTACATAGATCACATGTGGAAACTGGAAACTGCAACGCTTTAAAAAATCCCTGTAACGTCTTGCAGATTCTTGCCTTCTCCCCATTCCCTGGGTATTAGGCATATCCCACAGGCTTGGAGCATCAGGATGGTCGTGCAGATCCTGGGCAACCATAATGTCGCCAGAGAGAATTAAGACATCGCAGCCTTCGTCGTTCTTGATGTTTACATCAGAAAACTCCAAATGGAGGTCTGATACTAGTTTAATCTTCATCGCTAAGTCTTTTCTTTAATTCTGTTTGTCTCTCTGCCTCGTGTTCATCACACAGAGTTCTAATCCAACCGCCACTTCGGCGTTCTCCAGGTTTACCACATTGCTCGCAGCTATGTCCTGCCCAGGCCTCTGCCATACGCACCATGCCACTGATCTCATCGTCGCCGCCTTGGTAATAAAAACGAAGCCCGCCAAATTTTTCCTTAATCTGTTCTACAACTACTTGAGACACAGCAGGAGTCCTTGGCATACCGGACTCTCCGGCTTGACCTCTTTCAACTTCATGTTGACGACGCTTTTCAATCCAATCAATATGACTTTGAATATTGGCGCAGAGAGATTCGATAACGGGCCACCAACCCGGTCCTACGGCAAATCCGCCGTACTGTCCAGACAGCATCTTTGGATAGGTTTCTTCCATCCGCTTGGCAAACTCATCGTATTCTTGTTCGTTGTATCTCATTGAAACACCTTTACATAATTTAGTCGTGTTACAGAATTCTTATACTTCCAATGCTCGCTGTGATCCTTAACCTTGGCTCCACTGACCACAGCAGGCCCAATTTTAAGTTCTTTCTTACCCATCCAGCCGACCATTTTATTATCCATTATAGCATAAACATTGTAAGCATCAAAGTTTTTTGAGCGACTGCATTCAAGTACCTCACAATCCTTATTGAGTATTACTGAACCGGCATTACCGATATATCCTTGATCTAAAGACTTAACACGCTTTTCCATTTGGTTTCGAACATAGTCTTTGGCATATACGTGTGGCAGACAAGCCACATAACCAATCTTGTTTGATGGGATAGTTTCTGTGCCTAGGATAGAATTTACTTCTGTTTGAAAGTCATTATCTCCTTTGATCGCGGAGAACATTAGCCGCCGGAAATATTTTTTGATTTCTTCTGCAAGCTCTTTATCTTCTTCTTCGATAGTTAACTCTTGCGGAGCGAACTCTTGTGCAACATTGGTCCGATTAATATTCAATGCCCAACGAACTAGATCTTTATTAGAGTGTTTAACAAAGAGGAACTTACCTTCATTGTCGTAGACATTTTCTAAATCTTTAAGATAGACTTTATTGATACGCTGAGCTGCACAAGCCAATTCTAAAACACGTTGAGTCTGAAACTCTTCAGCCATTTTTCGCTCACAAAAGTAGTTACGATACCTGTATTTTACATGAAAATATGTTGCCTGTCAAGCGAGTCCAAAAATTTATAGACTTTTTTGGATAGCCGTTTGATTACGTGCCCAAACTCAAATTGTCCAATATATGCACTCAACATGGGGATAGCAAAGTAGGGCCCCTTACGCATCTTACTCATAACAGTAATGCGACTCATGTATCTCATCGCCCTGTATTTGCTCATGTGCCGTAGCATCTCTATGGCTATACTTAGAGCATAAGCATCTATTTCATCATTTGAACTTAGGTATTCGTTATAAGGAGACCTAGAGTGAGTCTCGTATTCTACATAGTTTCTACGAACGCTTTGTTGCTGGTGCCGGTGCTCGTGTGCTACGGCATCGTATATTTCTATAAGAAAACTAACTACTTGATGCGGTCCAAATAGTTCAGTGCCATCTAAATTATGATGTACAACTACTTCTATCGGAGTGTCGCCGTTATGATCTTCGTAGCTATCATAATAGGCCATTATGTAGAATTTATCGTTATCTAAACTACGTTCTTTTTTGGTCTTAATACAAAGATCGAAATCGTAATTTTTAAATGATCGTCTAGTTTGATTTATTAGACGTTTAAAGGATACCTGTCCTGGGTTCGCATCTCGAACGTTTTTACACACTTGATTAATACGTTCGAGTATGGTATTCATGTTTATAATCGAAAAACAATTCGTCCCTTTGATAGGTCGTATGGGCTTACTTCAATTCTAACCGCATCTCCCAAAATAACCTTAATTTTATTTTGTTTAAGTCTACCACCCATATAACATAGAACAATGGATTCCATATTGTCAACCTTAACTCTAAATGTAGAATTAGGTAACACTTCTGCTACTGAGCCTGTAAGTTCAATTAATTCTGAGTTTTTAGCCATTCTTTTTTATTACGACTTGTCCGTCCTCAATTTTTATATCTAACACATCGCCTTCTTTCCATCCCATGAGATTTAAAACTTCGTCAGGGAGTTTCATTAAAACATTATCCGGATCTCCGGGTATCTCTTGAAATATATCTTCAGCTGAGAAAATGAATCTTTCTTTTTCCATTTTACAATCCTAATGTAGTAATTATATATCTTTTTTGAATCGTGTCAATATTTTTGAGCTCCATGTTAGTTACATTAAATATCTCATGGACTTTACACGCATACCCTTTGACAAGATAGTTCGTTTTGGACAACGAACAATGCTGGATCGTTCTTTGTTTTCGGTTAGTTGGATACTGGGAAGATTTTGTAATTACAAGTGTAGTTATTGTTGGCCATATGCAAGAAGCGACAGCGTGGACCATCAAGATATAGAAATTTACAAAAAGGTCATAGATCAAATAAAACTTCAAGCAAGGCAAAATGGATTTACTGAGTTCCACTGGAGTTTTAGTGGGGGAGAACCTACGGCTTATAAAAAACTACTAGAGCTAGTTACATATTTAGATGACGGAAAAGAGACGCCTTATCAAAGTCTTCATATGACAACTAATTTAAGTCCTAGTTTAAAATGGTGGAAGTCTTGGACTAATGCCACTATGATGAATGCTAGGAGAAGTATTACTGCTAGTTTTCATTCAGAGTTTGCTAAGGAAACAGACTTTGGAGACAAGTGTCTACAGCTCATGTATGACGGTGTGTATGTAACTATTAATCAAGTAATAGTGCCAGATCAATTTTTTCAATTATATGATCGATGTCAACGATTTGTTAATAAGGGAATAAATGTTACTCTTAAACCCCAGAGCGACCCAACCGCTAGTTTTCTTGTTGATGGTTATACTGAAGAGATGATTAAGTTGATGCAGACTGGATTTCCCCAACAGGTGAGAGGAGAGGAGTTATATCAAATATCTTTATATGATGATAAAGGCAATGAATATCTTTTTGATCAAGCAGAAAGATTTAATGCTTTTGGTTTTAATAAATTCCAGGGTTGGACATGCAATAGTGGATATCAAAGTGTTATTATACGAGGCAATGAAGTAAAGCGTAGCTATAGTTGCCACGATCTTCCGTTAGGAACATTAGATAATTTTTCATTATTTAAAGAACCTGTAGTGTGTTCTACCCCTAGTTGTGTTAGTTCAGCAGACAGCAAAATACCAAAATTATTATGTGGCAATATCTAAGAAAAAAATATAAACAAAATCTTGAGAAGATTAGTCCTACATTGTGTTTGGCTAAGTGGACACAATCGAATATCTATCTAGGATCTAACACCACACACAGTTGCCATCATTGTCCTTCTCATACTATTTCACTTGAAGATGTTAAACGCAATCTATCAGCGTTACATAACACTAAAGAAAAAATACAACAAAGACAGTTGATGCTAGAAGGCAAACGTCCATCAGAGTGTGACTACTGTTGGAAAATTGAAGATAGTGGAAATTTTATCAGTGACAGGATCACAAAGAGCTTTAGTCCATGGTCAAGAAAACATCTTGATAGAATTATTAAATCAGGGCCTGAGGGTATAGATCCAACCTATTTAGAAGTCAGTTTTGATAATAGATGCAATCTAAAATGCAGCTATTGTGGTCCTACATATAGTAACAGTTGGGAGAAAGAAATAACACAACTTGGTCCTTGGCCAGAGGAACTAAATGCGTACCAAGGAATTAGCAGGTTTAATTACAACGAGTTTAATCCATATGTAGAAGCTTTCTGGCAATGGTTTCCAAAAGTTTATCCTACTCTACATACTCTTAGGATTACCGGAGGGGAACCTTTATTAAGTAATAATACTTATAAACTTTTAGATTATGTTATAAACAATCAAAATAAAGACATAGAACTAGATGTAAATACGAACCTTTCTGTACCTGATAAGATATTATCTCTTTTCATTAAAAAAATTAAACAGGCAAAGGTAAAACAAATCACAATCCATGCTAGTTGTGATAGTCACGGATCTGCTGCAGAATACGCTAGATACGGCTTAGTTTATAATAAGTGGTTAGCTAATTGTCAAAGATTGATAAGTGAGATTCCTAATGTTAAAATAGACATAATGGTGACCTATAATGTTTTTAGTGTTACTCGATTTAGGATGCTATTAGAAGATATTGAAAAAATTAATAAGAGGTCTGTTTTCAGATCAAAAATTAACTATTCTATAACGTATCTTAGAAATCCAGAACATCTTTCAATCTGGGTACTACCACAAGAGTATAGCTCTTATATTGAAGATCAGATTAGGTTTATGAAAGCTAACAGATTTAAATCAACAGAAATAAATCAAATTGAAAGAATATTAGACCTATTCATAGCTATGAGCAAAAAAGATAATAGTGTATTAAGAAAACGTTTTTTGATGTTTGTAAACGAACATGATAGGAGGCGCCAAACGGTGTTTGTTGATAGCGTTCCAGAACTAACAAATTTTTTAAAATTATGCGAATCGATTTAGAACATTTACATTATTGGATGTGCGCCATTAGAGAAAGTCAAGATCCTAGAAGGACGCTTGACGCTTTTTGGCAAGGTCAATTAAAAAGCAAAGAATGGCTTGTAGAGAATTTAGAGTACTATATCTATCCAGAAGTTAACAAGACGTTGAACTTTCCTCTCAGTGTTGATATACACGGAGGATGGGTAGGTGTCCTATCTAGCATGTTGTTTCAAAGTGCTATCCCAATAAAAAATATAAGAAGTATCGATATAGATCCTAGTTGTGAATCTATTGCTAGTATGATGAATAAAAAAGAACAGATAGAAGGAAGATTTAATGCTATAACAGCAGACATGTGTTCTATAGAGAGTAATGCAGATATAATAATAAACACAAGCTGTGAGCATATTACACAAACTGACTACGAGACTTGGTATAACAGATTGCCCGAAGAATCAATTATAGTCTTACAAAGCAATAATTATGAGATTGCAGAACATATCCGTATAGCTCGAAGTTTAGAAGAATTCATTGACCAAAGCCATTTAAATTTTTTATATGCTAGACAACTAGAACTTCCGCTATATACTAGATATATGATTATAGGATCTAAGTAATGTACAAGTTTAGTGATATTAAAAAGTTGCATATTGAAATGTCCTCGCTTTGTCAGGCAAGCTGTCCGATGTGTGCTAGGAACTATCACGGCGGATTAACTAATCCGAAGGTTGTTGAGCGTAATTTGACTTTTGATCTATTTGTTAAATTAGTAGATCAAGAATTTTTAGCACAACTACAATCTATTTCAATGTGCGGAAACTTTGGGGATCCAATTCTTAATTCTGATCTAATCCCCATTATTGAACATATTGCGAAAATAAATCCTTTGATCGACATTCACTTGCACACAAATGCTAGTGCAAGAACTAAGAGTTGGTGGGAGCATCTAGCTAGAGCCCTACCAAAACAGCATCTAGTGCTTTTTGGAATTGACGGACTTGAAGACACTCATCATTTATACAGAATTGGCACAGATTTTAATAAGATAATAGAAAATGCCAAAGCCTTTATATCTCAGGGAGGTAAAGCACGTTGGAATTTTATTACCTTTAAGCACAACGAACATCAACTAGATGCAGCTAGGCAACTAAGCCAAGAACTTGGTTTTGAGAGTTTTCAAGAAAAGCAGACGAGTAGATTCATTGGAGATCCTTTCTTCGAAGTCTATGATAAAAATGGATTAGTGACCCATAAGTTAGAATTTCCTACAGAACAAAAGATAGCATTTATTGATAAGAAGACAGTTGAAAATTATAAACAAGTTTTTGAAACTTGTACTATTAGCTGCGAAGTCGAACAAGAAAAAAGTGTTTATATAGATGCTCAGGGTTATCTATGGCCATGTTGTTTCCTAGCTAGTGTTCCGTACCAGTACTCAAAACCAGAGCGTCTTGTCTGGAATTTTATGAATGATAGCTATGCCTCTCTCAACAAAACTTTAGAGAATTTTGGAGGTATGTCGGGATTATCTTTACATAATAGAACTATAAAAGAAATTGTAAACAGTCCGGAATGGCAAACAGTATGGAACAAAGGATTTGAAGATAAATCTATCCTAATGTGTTCTAGGGTCTGCGGGAAGTTTCCCGACACTCCAATTAGTCAATGTAGAGATCAATTCTTAGATTTGGATGTATTCTAATGAAAAGACCTACCATAGCCCTAGCATACACAGAAGAGTATCTCGAAGTAGATCGTCCACAACCTCTAAGTGATAATAGAATAGAGTCTCTAATACAGGATGTACTATCTGGGAAACTTGATAAAGATATATCCGATAACGTATATGAAAATTTTAAAACAGAAATGATATCTTGGCTCTCTAATAGTCAACTTAATAGTCTTCTAGGACTAGATCAATTTACCAGGATTGATATTATTAATGGGTGTACACAATTCATAGATAACTTGTATATGATTAGCCCTGTACAAGTATTAAATGGAGATTATCGATACCATGAGCGACTAGGACTAGCATATATTAGGGATGTTGGTTCTTTAATTCCTGGAATACCATTAATAATGGCAATGCCTTTTCCTAGTGTTGGATCGATACACAATGATATAGATGAAATTTTCTATGAATGTAAATTGAAACAAATTGACGTACATATTGACGGAGCATGGATTACTTGCTGTAAAGATATTAAATTTAATTTTAATAATGATATTATAAAATCATTTGGTATAAGTCTCAGTAAAGGACTAGGATTAGGATGGAATAGAATAGGTCTACGCTGGTCTAAAGGATCAAGACCAGATAGCATTAGTATCATGAATGATTTTAGAATGAATAATCGTGCATTGTCTATGATTGGTTTACATTTTTTAAAAAATTTACCTAGCGACTATCTATGGAATACGCATAGTGAAAAATATTTTAAGGTCTGTAAAGACTTTAATCTTTCACCGACGAATTCTATCTACCTAGCATTAAAAAATGGAAGAGCTGTTGGAGTTAGTCCCCTAATAAGATATTTAGAAAATGAATGAAAAAATAAAAAGCTATGTAAAGTTAATTGAAGAAAGAACAGGTAGTCCTACTTTCTGTGTATTACCTTGGATACACATGGCTACTCGTCCTAACGGTGACTGTCGACTCTGTTGCGTTGCTAATGCCAGTGGTGCTCAGACAGGGGATCATGCTGTAGGATTAGTTCGTAAAGAAAACGGAGAGCCTGCTAACTTTGGCAAAGATACTCCATTAGATGCGTTTAATAATGACTACATGAAGAATGTACGTCTTACTATGCTTGATGGGAAGATACCTGCTAGTTGTACTAAATGTTTTGAAGAAGAAAGTAATGGCGTTGTTAGTAAACGCCTTTGGGAAATGTATGATTGGAATAATGACGGATTTGACTTTAACAAAGTTATTAATGAAACAGACACTGATGGTACAGTACCACCTGTTTTACGATATCTAGATTTGCGATTAGGACATACATGTAATTTAAAATGTGTTATGTGCAGTCCTCATGACAGTAGTCGTTGGGTACAGGACTACGAAAAGGTTATGACTAGCGTTAAGAGTCCTATTGTATTAAAACAGATTAACTGGGACGGTAACGAGTTTAACAACTATTGGTATGAAAAACCAGAGTTCTGGGATGATATATTTGCACAAATTCCCAACATAAAAAAGTTATACTTTGCTGGCGGCGAACCTTTAATGATTAAAGAACATCAACGTTTCTTAGAAGAAATTATTGCCAGGGGGTATGCAGGAGAAATAAGTTTACGTTATAATTCAAACGGAATTCTGTTAACAGAAAAGATGATAGAATTATGGACTAATTTTAAACATGTTAAGTTTAACGTAAGTGTAGATGCCAAAGGAGATAGGAACTACTACATTCGATATCCAACAGAGTGGGAAGATGTTATACGTGTTCTAAAAAGATTAGATGAAACACCGGATAACATTTCTACAAGTATAGAAGTAGCAGTACAGGCATTAAATGCAGAACACTTGCCAGACTTTGCCAAATTTGTTTTAAGTCAAAACTTTAAAAAGGTTAATAAGCATTATCTAGCAGAGTATCAAGCAGGTGGCGGAATCTTTAGTATGCATCTATTGTTTATTCCTACGTTCTTATCTGCACGTATATTGCCTAAAGAAGATAAGGTACGTATTCGAAGTAAGTTTATGGAATTTAAACAATGGTTATGGGACAATTATAGGCAAGATGACGAGTTTTGGAAAGACAACCCCTATGGTTGGCAAAGATGGGAAGCTATTTTACGATTTATAGATGCCGTAGACAATAGTCAATTATTGCCAGATTTTAAAGATTATATCTTAAATCTTGATCGTATTCGAAATACTAATGCATCTGAAATTTTTAAAGAAATAAGACATTTGTTATGAGCTACCCGATAAAGATTATTTCATCTCAAAAGTCCGATATTCTAGAAATAAGATGGATGCCGCATAATGTTTGCAATTTTAAATGCAGATATTGTTTCCCTGGTTCATTCGAAGGAACCGATAAAGCACCAAATGATTTAGATCTTGTTATACAAAATTTTAATCATTTAATAAATTACTATAAAATTCATAGAAATAAAAGTAAATTTCATATAAAAATTTTAGGTGGAGAACCTACAGTATACAAAGGATTGGAAAAATTTATAGAATCTATGAAAAAAAATCATAATGCATATATTACGATTATTTCAAATGGCAGTAGATCTTTACGTTGGTGGAAGGAAAACGGTCCTCTAATTGACAATCTTGTTTTATCTTTTCACGTTGCGCAGGCGGATATTGATCATCATATTCAAGTTGCAGATATAATGTTTGCTTATAAAAAGAAGGTAACATCGCTGGTCCTTATGGATCCATTAATATGGGATAAGTGTGTCTTAGCAGTAGAGCAAATGAAAAGAAAAAGTAAGTACAACTGGTTTATACAAGCAAAAGAATTGGTCGAATGGGACAACAATAAAGTTGTTTATACCAATGAACAAAAAAAATATCTAGCTAAGGAAATAAAAAGATACCCCGGTCTGTTTTGGATGATTAAAAATTTTAAATTGTTATTTGACGGGTCTATTAAAGTATTTGAAAGCAAGGCAATCTTAGATAATAAAAAAATTATATGGGCGAGGCCTCATAGATATATCAACGAAGACTGGACTAACTTTAACGGATGGAAATGTAATGTGGGGTTAGATAGTGTCTTTGTTGATTCAAAAGGATTCATAAAAGGGGCATGTGGCCAAAAAATTTATAATTTAAATTACCAATTCAACATATTAGACACAGATTTTACTAAAAAATATGCTCCGCAATTAGTACCATCAATTTGTTCTATAAACAAGTGTATATGTCAGCCCGATACTCATATTACAAAAGTTAAACTTTAATCTTTGTAATTGGAACATCAGCCGAACAAGTACAAAAATTTCTTGTACAAATTACAGGCTCAGATACTGGCTTGAACGTATTACTATAAATGTTACCAATTGAATCTCCCACTCTACATGTTGCCCGATGTACTTCACCGTCCCAGTTAATCATTAAGCT